GTCAACAAAGAACAGAGTTAACGTGTCCTTCAGTGAACATGGCGCTGGAGTACAAAGACGACCCCCTCAGGTGAACCCGAGAGGGCAGGACTTCGGACGACATCACGTCCGGATTAAGAAAAATCACTATCCAAAATCCTTCCAGTCACTTGTGTCTATTATTCGACATGCAAGGGAGTCGGACTTCTGGCCGCAGGGGAAGACTATTCAGTCCTCCCGCGGAGCCTTCAGCCCCATCAAATCTGATGCGCAAGGCATAAGCACTGTGGCTTACCTCCCCCGTCGTCCTCAGCAACTAGCAGGTTTACCCCACCTAGCTGCCGAGATGTCAAATAACTTGGCCATATTTGTGATGGACCAAGACCGAGAACGCCGTCTTTCGATAGGTTGTAGTACCCTGCTTAATTTACTCGTTTCGAGTTTGCAGGTATCTGTGCGCAAAAACTACTACCATGTTATCCTAAAGAAAGACAGACCAGCTTTTGTAAGTCGATTTGACCGCGAGCCGCTCCATGCTTGGTGGAGACTCGTTATACATGCAACCAAAATTGCTCGTCGGTCAGGTGAGAAGGGATTAGTAGCCCTGTTGAAACATTGGAGCTTCCAGGCCGCAGAACTCTTCTGCGGAGCGGTAGAAACAACCAGCCCCAATTTCATCAATCTCAGCACGTGCCCATGGGTCAAGGAACGAACGTTTCTTGTTACCTTGTACGGCATGGGTCGGGCAATCCCTGTTGGCGCAGTGAAACCTGGTAAGGAGCATGCTGACGCATACGTGGCCAAAATGACCACGCCTCCGAAACCAGTTCCGTTATGGGCGCTTGAAGACTTGAAAGCATGGGTCATATCACGAGTCCAATTCGCAAGGAATCGGATCCTAGAGAGAGGGGAGCAGGACCCTGCAGAAATGTCCTACTCCGCATCATGTTCACGATCGGCATGTTTGGAGAACCCGGCCTCTAAAGGCGGAGCATATGAATACATCAAATCAAAGGTATTCTCCTCACATGCAGGCGAAAGTGAACACCCATCTAAGTTAATTCAAAGATGGGATGCTGTAATTAAAAAGGACCTTTCGGTCCTAACAGCACGATGGATGGAGACCTCTCCACTAGATGAACCTTTCCCGCATGCGAAACCAGCGCATCTCCAGGAAAGAGGTGGTAAAGTTAGAACTGTTACCATCTCTAACGGTGCTTTTGTCGCCGCGCTGGCCCCTCTAAACCGCTCAATGCTTCGGCTCCTCAGAGAGCTACCTGAAGCAAAGAGTATTCTGAAAGGAGAGGAGCCTCAAACTAGGCTCCGTGTGCCATACGTCGGGGAAGACAGAAAGTTGTCCTCCATCGACCTGACAGCTGCTTCTGATTACATACCTTTTGAGGTTGCAGCCGCCGTCCGACAAGGAGTATTGCATGCACTTGGTATTCCCTTGAGTCATCCTGTAAGTAAACTTTTTCGAAAGGCTACAGGACCTATGCATCTGCTCGATGCCCAAGGAAAGCCTACCAACCTCCTAACGGCAAGAGGGTTATTGATGGGACTCGGAGTGACATGGCCCATGCTATCGTTAATAAACGCCTACTGCGCTTCTCACGATCGACTTTATTCTAACTACCAAGACTTTGTGATCTGCGGTGATGACATGCTTGGCTTCTGGACCAAACAGCAAAGAGTAAAATATAAAAAGAATCTCAAACTCTTCCGTTTGCTCCTGAACAAATCAAAAACAATTGAAGCCAAATATGCAGGTATCATTGCAGAAAACATGGTTACAGTGCACCCCCCAAAAGACATAAAAGAACATTGGGGTGATGTGGCAGACGAGTGGGATCTGGACTATTACGAATTTAAAAGAGAGAAGAGACTCTTCCTCTCCCAGATCACTCTTGCAAAGAAGGTCAGCCTTATAGGCCGACCGCAAGACCCGACTTTGCCTATCTGGTCCTCCCTCGGCGACGCGATGTACGAGGTGGACCGCACTGCAAGAACCAGGTGGCAGGCACGGCGAGCAGTGGATGCGATGTATCGTTGGCATCCTTCTGCGATTAGAGTCCTAAACAAATACCGTGTTCCTCTGCACTTACCCCAAAGTCTTGGAGGTGCTGGCGCACCACTTCGCCCGGCAGCATTAAAATAC